CTATTGAATATGCAGAAGGTCAGTTGTATGAGGCGCAGTATATCCTAGATATTTTTGAGAAGGTGCTTTATGAGAATGAGAAGCTAGTGACAGATAAATAAATTTATGACCCCCACAGAAAAACGATTAGAATACACTATGTACGATTTGCGAGGTGAATGGGCTACTGAAACAAATAAAAAGGAAATACTATCTCAACTAAATACAAAGTTAAAAATTAAAATCCACCAAGCCCTAGCAGAAGAAAGAGAGAGGGTTGAAGAAATGAGAAACGCACCACCACCATTTTCAGCAGATGAAAAGAATCCAATGAAGCATATATATCAAAATCAAGGATATGTAAGAGCGTTAGACGACTTCCTCTCCCTAGACACTAATAAAGAATAAAGATATATGAATAGACAAGAGTATTGGAAAGAAAAAGGGTATACACAAGAACAAATTGAATGCCACTTGTCTTTTGAAAGAAGAAAGTCAAAGGATGCAAGGGATAGGAAAAAGAAAAACAATGAACAAAACCAAGAAATAATAAAAATAATAAAAAATTCCTTGCTTGGAAAAACATTTGAAAAGGTAACAATATTGAGAATAAGCGAAACCAATGACGGTAAAGGATTTTGGTATAATGCTCTTAAGAAGTTTTCAGATGGCAGTGAAGGTAAGTTTAGATACTTTTACAGTTTTGATGACTATGACCTTAAAGAATTTATTAAAAATTTAAGCTTCTAATCATATATGACCTACACAGAAAAAGTATTAGAGGCCTATTGCAAGAAGTTCGGGCTATGCAAAGAAAAAGGAACTTGCCAGTGTAAAAAAGAACTAAAGTTTATTGCTGAATCAATCGCACAAGCCCTAGCAGAAGAAAGAAAGAGGGTTGTAATGGAGATAGGGAAAAGGATGCCAAGCCACGATGCAGTCATGGAGTACCTCTCCTCCCTAGACAAACCATTAACGGATAAACAACCCTAAAGAGTAATGTGGTATAATAAAACAAAATGAAACGCAAAATCAACCTAGATAGTAAGCCTGCTAAATATTTCCATGCTTTACGCACTGGAAGAGCTAAAACAAAGGCAGAAGCCTCTACATTAGCGGGTTACAGGTCTGAAAACCACGCCTCAAGGATAGAACAGACACAAACATACCAAGAATTAGAGAAAGTTTACTTTAAAGACGAGCTTTTAAAGCAAACAAGCCTAGTCAATCTTGCTAAAGAACTACTTAAGAACGTAGAACAAGACCAAGATAGAGGAGCAAAAAACAAGGCCATAGAAATAGCCTTGAAGAAAATTGAACCTGAAACAAACACCTCTGAAGAGGAAGACAGGGTTCTTGTTATTCTAAGGTAACGTCAACCTTTTCTTTTTCCCATCTGATCCTAGCCATTTTCGAATAGTGCTCTTTACCATACTTGGCTTTGACTGCTATGTGGGACTTTTTAGCTAACTCACTAAAATACTTTTTGATTATTTCTTTTTCGTTCATATTATTTAATGAGTTAAGCACGACACTATCACGAATAATACGCCCAGCAACAAAAGCAATCCCTTGTCCTTCATGTCTTTTATAGCTTTTTCCTTTGCATACCTACCTCTATAGATATTTAGATCTTGCTCCATATGCTATTTATTTACCTAGTAATATCTATATCTTAAGCTTACCGTACGTATAAGTCAAGTACACAAAGCGGATAACTTGTGGATAGCTAAGATAAATAAATAATCTGTGGTATAATTTATATTAAATGGAGAACGACACGTCAAAAACGAATGACAAACCTTGGCTTTTTAAAAAAGGAAATACTTTTGGAAAAGGAAGACCAATAGGAAAAGGAATGAAAGACTACTCAAGAGAGTTTCTTGCTTCTATGACTGATGAAGAAAGACAAGATTTTATGGAGGGAATACCAAAGATTGAAATTTGGAAAATGGCAGAAGGTAACCCTGAAAATAAAAATGATATTACTTCTGGTGGAGAAAAGATAACTGTTAATTTAGTTAACTATGACGACAGTAACAATACCCCATAACCTTAAAGATTTAACACCATACCAAAAGAAGTATTTAGGAAGTAAATCAAGATTCGCAATACTGGTGTGGCATAGACGAGCAAAGAAAACTCGTTCTGCACTTAATAGGCAAGTAATGAGAATCATGGAGAGAAAAGAAGCTGGTGTTTGTTATTATGTACTCCCTACTTATCGCCAAGCAAAACAGGTAGTGTGGGATGTACTTGTTAATGACCATATTCCTAAAGAGATTATAGAAAAGAAGAATGATTCAGAATTAGCTATCTATTACAAGAATGGAGTTATACAAAGATTTATAGGAGCAGAAGACCCAGACAAACATCGTGGAACTGCCCCTTTTGATGTTGTGTTTGATGAATACTCTGAACAGTCAGAACAAATATGGACAGCAATCTTTCAACCTGTTCTCATGGAGAATGATGGCACTGCTACATTTGTATTTACTCCTAAAGGAAAGAATCATTCTTGGAAGCTTTTACAAATGGCTAAAGAGAACACAAAGGATTGGTTTACAAGTGTTATGGGTGTGGGAGATACAGGAATTTTTAGTGAAGAAGAGCTAATGGAAATACGGCGTAATACTCCACAGGCTTTATATGCTCAAGAATATGAGGTTGAATTTGTGGATGGTGCAGGTCAATTCTTTAGAAGAGTTAGGGAAAATACTTATGAAAAAGAAAAGGAACTTCCAACTGAAGGAGACTTCCAACTTGGAGTTGACTTAGCTAAGTATCAAGACTGGACTGTTATCACACCCTTTAATCTTAATTATTTTATAGCTTATCCTCAAGATAGATTTAATCAAGTTGATTGGAATCTACAGAAAGCACGAATTGAAGTTTCAGCAAGACAATATGGAGATGCTCTTATATGGCCAGACTCTACTGGTATTGGAGACCCCGTTGTTGAAGACCTTAAAGCAAGAGGACTTAGAATAGGTGGAGAAGATGGCAAAGGTTTTAAGTTTACAGAAACATCTCGAAGTAACTTATTAAACAATCTTGCTATTCTCTTGGAACAAGACAAAATAAAAATACCGAATGATGAAGGTCTGCTCTCAGAGTTAGAATCCTTTAGGTTTTCTTTGAGTGATACTGGAAAGATTAAAGTAACTGTACCAGAGGGAATGCACGATGACCGAGTGATGTCATTAGCTCTCTCAGTGTGGGGAGTACGAGAACCTATTAGGAATGATACTTATTTAGCTTCAAAGATTTACCAGAACAGAGCACGAAACAACCAATTTAAGTAATGCTTATCAGGATAGATAAATCAGAGCTGTTTACAAAAGACCCAGCTGAACGCTTTGCACGCAGGTTTAATGTTCCTAACACTTTATGGACTGAGTTGTGGATGAGATACAGTATTAAAGACTACACAGTGAAAGACCTTCAGGAGTATATGTATATTAAAACTCAAATAAAACCAAGAAAGCGTGTGTTTCAAAGGTGGATTAAAAGAACAGAGGTTTTCATGAAGACAAGAGACGTTTTAAAGAAAGGAGCAACGACAGTTGTTTCTAGTTTCTTTGGCAAGGATGAGGAATATGTAGTTAATGAGTTATTGAAGAATGTTAAAAGTAGTGGCATGAAATCTTCGAGAAGTTGGGTATAAATAAGGGTTTTATAATACTTAGTGGCTCACTTAAGCCTTTTTATAGTATTGACACATATAATATATGAATGGAAAGTATATTTTCAACTATTAGACAAGAGGCTTCTGATTTTTATGATAACTTTATTTCAGTAGTCCCAGGGTATTCATTTAACCAATATGAAACACTGAAGCGTATTCACCTGTATCTTAATTCAAAGTATGAAGATGGTTCACAATATCTAGGAAGGGATAAGTTGTTTTATAACATTGTGCAAGCACCTTGTGAGGTTGCTATGCGAATGCTCAATATTGATACTAAGAACATTAGGCTTCTTCCTCTTAATCCTAAATCAAACTTTTCTACATACCTTCTTGAAAAGGAACTAAAGGTTTGGCTCAAAAGGAATAAAATAGGGCAGATACTAAACCAATTAGCGGAGGAAGCACCACGATATGGTTCTGTTGTTCTCTCTAAGACAAAAGACGGAGCGGAAGTTGTAGACCTACGAAGACTTATACTAGACCCGACAGTTGAGAACATACAAGACTCAAGGTTTGTTACCACAATTCATTACATGACACCGACAGAGCTACGTGCTACTGGCTGGAATGATATAGATATTGCAATAGAGAGATTCAGTTCCATACAAGCACAAGAGTCATTTCAAGATGAATATGGAAATGTTACTCAAATGAAGTCCACTCCTTACGTTAAAATCACTAAGAGATATGGAGAGGTTCCTAAATGGTGGATTGATGGAGGTACTTCAGATGAAATGGTTAAAACTCTCTTTATTGTTGCAGGTGCAGACTTTCAAGAAACAAACACTGAAGGTAAACCAATAGGTGAATTAGGTGTTGTTTTGTTTAAATCACGTTGGTACAAAGAGTTTCCATTTAAAGACTTCCACTACACAAAGATAAAAGGTCGTTGGCTTGGACTCGGTGTTGTTGAAATGCTTTTTGATATTCAAGTTCGCATGAATGAACTGAAGAACCAAAAGCGTATCTCAATGGAGATATCAGCACTTCACTTGTTTCAAACACCTGATAAGCAGATAGTACGTAACCTTCTTACTGACCTTGAATCAGGAGATATGATTATCTCTCAGAATGGAATTACACCTATTGCAAATGAAGAAAGAAACCTTCCAGCTTTTGATGGAGAAGAAGCAAGCTATTTAGGACAAGCAGATAGACTTTCATTCGCTTACGAAGCTATTAGAGGGGCAGAGCCTAACTCTCAAACTACATTAGGACAAACACAAATACAGACAGCCAATGCAACTTCTGTGTATGCCTTTAAAAAGGAGAACTTAGGACTATTCTTACAAGAATTTTTTAACGAGCTTGTAGTTCCTAACCTACTTAGAGATTTAAGTGCAGAACACATCTTGAGATTCACTGGATCAGCTCAAGAGTTAGAGAAACTAGATTTGGCTGCTTCAGAAGTATTTGCAAATGACTTTGCGATTGAGAAGATGTTTAACAATGAACTTATCTTTACAGAAGAACTTGATAAGATAAAACAAGACGCAGTCAAACAGTACAGAAAGAGTGGAGAATCAAGGTTTATTAAGATAAAAGATGCTTTCTATGATGATTTAGAGTTTGAGTTTGACTTCAATATTACAAATGAACAAGAAGACCCTATTGCAGTAGCTCAAAACCTACAAACAGTCTTTACTGCTCTTGCTTCAAACCCTCAAATGCTACAAGACCCACGCATTAAAATACTGTTCTACAAGTTTGCAGATAAGCTTGGGGTAAATTCAAGCGAGTTAGACCTAGCTGACCAACAAGCACAGCAAACTCCTCAACAACTACAAATGCCACAACAAGGCACACCATTACCAGCTAGTCCACAACAAAATGTCCAACAACCCACTACCGCCTAGTCAAGAATCAGACACAGAGACTTTTGGAGAACCACAATGAAAACTGTAACAGAAAGATTCTTTAAAGACCCTGAGTGGCAAACAGTTGAGAATATGATACTAGAACATATCGAACCACTTAGAGACTTTAATACGATAGACCTGAATGCTCCAGCGGAACATGTAAAGGCAGAGATTATAGGTCGAATGCACGCTTATAACGCTCTCACAAAGTTTCTCGGAGATACTAAGATGGTTAACAGAACATTTAAACCTTACAAGAACCCTTACCAATAAAAAATATGTACAATACAAAATCACCAGTAGGAAACGGAATCAATAAACCAGTTCCAGCAACTTACAAAGCAGGAAAAGAAATTAAAGTTTCTTTAAACCATGACGGAGGAATCAACGCAACAGCGTCAACAGTAAACCTTTCAGCTAAGTTTAAGAACCCAAACGTAAAGCAGGATGTACCTGAAGCAGGTAGAAATCAATTCATGTAATTCTATGGGGAGGAACGCATCCTACACGTTCACTTATCAGCTCGACAGTAAGCACAATCTGTCATTAACGCCACCCTACGAGGCATAAACTAGGGAACAACAATGTCTTTACAAGACAACGGCTCAGAAGCCATAATTTCTGAAGAGATAGTTTTAGAAGAACTATCCGAGGGTATAGATGACCCTATGGTCCTAAAGGAACAGTTGGCAAAAGAACTAGAAGCAAGACGTCAACTAACTGCAAGAGCTAAAAAGGCGGAAGCTGAAGTAAGAGAAGCAAAAGAAAAGCTACTCCGACTTGAGAAGAACCCTGATTCTAGAGAATCTTTTACTAAAACCGAGTACAGTCTCAATGATGAAGTAGTGGACTTACGACTTGAGGGCTATTCAAAAGATGACGTTGGTTTCATTATGAATAACGGAGGGAGAAAATCTCTTGACGACAAAAATTCATACGTAGCTATCGCCATTAAAGCCCGAAAAGAACAAACTAAAGCGGAAGCTGAAGCTCAGAAAGTCCCCGACACATCAGGCATATCTGAAGTTGAAAGGAAATATACTCCTGAAATGCTAAGGAATATGTCAGTGGCTGAACTCAAAAAAATACTGCCACGTACTTAATACATACAGTTCGGGCTAACAAAAATGTCAACATCAACTTCACTTATCACCCCAGTACAGATTTATTACGATAAGGTGTTTTTGGACAGAGCTAAGATTGAACTTCGACATGATTTCGGAGCACAAACTAAGAATGTTCCAATGCACTCAGGTACAGTAGTGCGATTCACACGATTCACACCTCTAGCCCTTATCACATCAGCATTGTCAGAAGCTACAAACCCAACAGAGGTAGCGATGACAGCAACAAATATTTCAGCTACTTTGGTTGAGTACGGAAATGTTACTAATGTAGGTTCACTTTACTCAATGACTCAAATTGAGGAAGGTCTACAAGAGCACATTGAAGTACACGCACAAAACGCTGGAGAGTCTATTGACCGACTTATCAGAGAAGAACTTGCTGCTGGTGCAACAGCTCAAATTGCAACTGGAGCAACTCTTCTCACTGATATCGTGGTTACAGACGTTTTCTCAGGAGTAGAAATCCGAAAGGCTGTTCGTACTCTAAAGAAAAACAAAGCTCAGCGATTCGAAAATGGTCTTTATCGTGGTATTATCGGACCAGACACTTCCTATGACCTCTTCGGAGATTCAGAATGGTTAGATGCTCACCGATACACTACTTCAGATGCTATTGAACGAGGTGTAGTAGGTAAACTTCATGGAGTAGAGTTTGTAGAAACAAACAATCAACACAAAGATGTATCAGCAGGTCTATCAGGTACTCCTGTAACTGCAGCATCAGCTGGTGTTGCTGCTGTGTTCTCAAACTTTATCTTCGGAAAGAATGCTTATGGAGTTATCAACCTAGCTTCTATCACAGCACCTTCAGTTATTGTTAAGAATCCTGGTTCAGGAGACACATCAAACCCACTCAACATGTTCTCAACAGTTGGTTGGAAGATGCCTTTTGCAACTAAGACTCTTAATTCTAATTGGATAATCAATGTGAAGACTGGAGCAACAGGAGGTATCTCTTTTGTAGCTGCTGGAGGTGGAAATAACTAATTAGTTATCCCCAGAAAGAGCCACGTACTAGTTGCGTGGTTTTTTCTTGTGTTATATAATATATATATATATGGATATATACTCCTTCCAAGTAAAAGGGACACAGATAGACATAACCTTTAAAAAAGGTTTTATTGCGTATGCGTTTGAGTTAGAAGGAAAGTCCTATGGACAGAAGATAAGACTTACTAATCGTTCCACTATGGAAGCTGTATCTGCCACAGCATTACTAATCATAAACTCCTTCGAAACAATGGAGGCACTAAAAAAGAATGCAATATAAAGATTTTGAGAAAGAATTACAGGAGTTAGATTCAAGGATTACAATAGTTCCGAACCCTAATCGTTCAAACCTAGCTAATATAAAATTAAATGGAACAGATATATGCCCTATTCCAATGGATATTCGAGATGAAACTGACCTAAAATATTCAATAGAATTACCAAACGGATTTGTTGTGCCTCATAGGTCAAAAAGAGATGCAACAGACCTTGTTAAGGCAAGATTAGAGCTTATTAAGACAGAACAAGGAGCTAAAGATTTCTTTGGAACAGAATAATGAAAATACATCTAGTTAATTACGAAGCGTCTTTCAATAACGGCATTCTCTCAAAGTTTTCTAACAAACTTGAGGAGGAACTCAAGAAGATTGAGGATATTGAGGTATCAGTATCAGACAAACCAAATCCTAAAGCTGATATAAACCACCATATAAACTATTTGCCCTATAAACACACTGACACGAAGAATACCTTAATGATTACTCATATTTGGGAAGGCTATAAACTGGATTCTTTAAAGAAAAGTATGGAAACAGCAGATATTGGTATTTGTATGTCGAAAGATGTTAAAGACAACCTTGTTAAATGGGGAATACCAGAAGAAAATCTAAAAGTGGCACTCCCTGCACATGACGGAAACCCACGAAGACATCAAGTAGTTGCAATTCTCACTAATGTATACCCAGACGGATGTAAAAAAGCAGAGATGTTTACAGAATTAGCTCGTACACTAGACAATAACTCATGGGCCTTCCGAATAATGGGTTCAGGTTGGGAGGACATACTTGTTCCTCTTGTAGCTAAGGGGTTACAGGTAGATTATTTTGCAGATTTTAACTATGAAGTTCACAAACAGATATTAGAAACATCAGACTATTCACTGTATTTCGGTAACGATGAAGGTTCTATGGGAATATTAGACAGCGCTAATGCTGGGTTAAAACTTATTGCTACCAATCAGGGTTTTCATAAAGAGATAGGGATTGATTATCCATTTGAAACACAAGAGGAATTAAATGCTGTGTTTGCAGGGTTAAACAACAATAGAGTTAAAGATTGGACATGGTATATGTACGCGAGGAATCACGTGTCAATTTGGAGAAAATTACTTAAATAACATGAACGCATTTGAAGAAGAAATAAAAAGAATACAAAATAAGTCCTTTATTGTGTGTGCTTCTGGTTATTTTAATCATGGTTTTTGGTTTAGGAGATAAAATTAGAAGCTGATCAGACTACTTAAACCATGATTAAAATCAACTTAGGAAGCGGACAAGATTATAGAGAGGGCTATGTTAACGTAGATGACGGCTCTATTTTTGATTTAAAAAGAGATGTAACCGCAGACATTTTTGATTACGAATTACCTTCTGAAAGTGTTGATGAAATTTTACTTTCTCATGTAGCTATGTATATAAGACCTGATGAGATAGAACCATTACTTTTGCGTTGGTATGGGTGGCTAAAGGT